TGACGGATGCTTATTTTATAGATCTAATAAAATATAATTAAGGGAGATTAAATTTTATAAAAAATCTATTTCTAAAGGTTATTCCTTAGAATACTTATAAGTATATATAGTATTTGTGGCAACTTAGCGTCGTATTAATTAACTATTTATGAATAAACACATTGGCAGCCCCATTTAACCCTGGAGCTGCGGGTTTATTTAAAGATGGTATTAAAATCTATCTTTATATTCATTTGCCAATCTTCTTGGGGTATCCCAGGTAACAACCGGAGCAACTTCCTTGTTCAATACTATATCTCCATTAGGCTTTGTCTTATATATTGATCTGTTCTTTTTTACAAACGTGCTATCTCCCATATATCGATTGGCTTGATAATTTACTGCTTTTATTATCTCACGCCTTTGAGTTAGGGCAGTTTGATGTTGTCTTTTCAGACATCCAAAATTTCTCTGGATACATTTCTTAACTGTATCCTTTTTGCAATTTAATTTCCTGGCAATCTCAGAATCCGTAAATCCTGCATTATACAAATTTTTAACCTGCTGTTTATCTATAACGGGTTTCAAAACATCACTCTCCTAAAAAAGAATATAGTTCACCCAAACCATAAAAAGGGACATATTTTACTTTTACCAAATTGAATTCTTCAAATTTCATTTATATTATATATCATTCTTCCGAAGATTTTTCCCAACTTTGTCCCACTTTTGTCCTATTTTTGTCCCAAATTTGTCCCACGATTTTTTGCTATTTAAAAGGCAACAGCATTTTTCAACTATTGCCATACATTCTTCCCCATCTAACGATATCCTCAAGTATATCTTCCCGCCATCTGTAAGCAGTACTTCTTACCCCTCCATACATTTCATTGGCAATCCATCCAACACTCTTGTTTAACTTATACTTGTAAGTAATAAACTTCATAATTTCCTGTGAAAGCGGAGGGACTGTCAGCACTTTTTTCAATGGAGCTATGTTTCTTTTTAACTGTCTTATCCTGGCCATATTCTTACGGAGCTTTTTATCTACACATTTCAATTCATCCTCAAGCTGCTTAATTTCCTTTGTATCTTCTGAGTGCTTTGTATCCCACTGGATACTTTCCTCCTGCTCCTGAAGCTCCCTGCAGTCAATCTCCAGCAGCTCCATTTCCTTAAGATCTCTAAAATAGCCATATAACTTCCCTTCTGTCTTTTTAAATGTCTCCTTGTCCAACAGCTATCCCTCCTACTTATTTATTGCTTATGTCTAAATATCAACACCACTGCTGTCATCACACCAACAAATATACCTATGCACAAAAGGTACAAAACCACAAAACACATTAATTCCCTCACTGCATCACTCCCTGTATTCCCATAGACTCAACTGTCCTTTAGTTGGCACTGGTTTCCTTAAAGGTTCAATATTATCTAAAATCCATGCATATCTCCCTGGTGAATAATCTCCAAAAATTAACTCTTTACCTTCCACTATAACTCTGGGAACATCAGTATATATAACATCACTCTTTGATGACTTAACTTTAGTGCAATCTACTAAATTACACTTGGCAATAATCATTCCTATTGGCATTTCATTTATATTTATACTTTTAAGTGATTCTCTAATTATTGGATTTTTTAAAGCCTGTTTATCTATATTTTTCCCTGCATGTATCAACAATGGTCCCCGATAATTGGTCCTCCATGACCTAGTCTCTATATGTTTCTCTCCCAAAGCTATGAGTGAAGCCCAAGGCTGCCTGATAGTTAAAACCTTCATACTATTACACCCTTCTTTCTCTCCATATACAAAATTCCGGTCAACCCATCCCGCCCAAAATCTTCAATGCGGTAATATTTTTCGAACTCTTTCGTAATCCTGATTTTCTCCTTGAAATTCCAGTAAGGTATTCCCATTGCCCTGATTTTAGTACTCTTATTCATTTCACCACCTGCACCTTATACGACGACGTTTATTGCATCTTTTAACACTCTCACCCACAACTTCAAATACCATATTTTCTTTCTCTTTGGCTTTTTTAATTTTACGTTTCTGCAGCATATTGTATGTCATTTCAGCTTTTTGTTTTGCTGTCAATTTCTCCATATACACCACTCCTAAAATTACCAGAATAATTATTTGATTTCTCCGCATCCTATTCACATAAGGATATCAATGTACTCAAGATTTTAGAATGTTAGAGTTTATGTGAAGTTTGAAAGAAGTTTATGTGGATTGGGATGTTTTGTCTCTTGGTGCATTGATGCCTTAGTTTTTAAACTTATGTTGCATTAAACCTCTTGTACCAGGGATTTAACCTCCCTGGTCTTTTTCTTTGTAAAATATTTAGATTTTAGTATAATAACTTAAAATCCGCACATACTATAAATACCTATATTCAGTTTCTATATTATTTTTTGCCAGGGAGCTTTCTCCCTGGTTTTCTTTTTGTAGGAATTTTGCTAACTAATCCCACTTTAATTTTTGACCACAATGCTTACAAAATAGATCCTTATATCCTACCCATTCCTTACATTTACAGCTATAAATCTTGGCACCTTTATGAAATACAAAGCTTCCAATTTTAATATCATTTTCGGCTGTCAAATGAGTTGGCTTTTGAGGTATCTGTTTTTCCAAAGCTTCCACACTTACCTTAAAAGCATATTTAATCTCTGAACAAATCCATTTACTATTTAATTCCTGCTTTATGATATCTAAGGAATATTTATAATCTTCCAATGCTTTCCCTCCTAGCCCTTTCCTCCCAATCAACCTTTTCCGCCTGAAGCTTGGCAACCTTTTTAAAATCCCTCTCCAGCTCCGCCATTTTAATTTCGTTTTCCACTTTTGCTATAGCCTGACGGTAGAACTCAGTCATAAGCATTTCTCATACCTCTTTTCAAAATATTCTTTCAGACTTTTCATATCCACAGTAATCTCTCCAGTTTTCTTATCCATATCTACATTAATGCCATCCTTCTTAAAATCATCTGCTAGTTTTTTGCTTCTTTCCATGTGTTCTTTAAATCTTTGTTTCATAGATTTATTTTTATTACTCATATTTCATACTCCTTCAATCAACTATTCTTATTGACATACCGTTAAATTCATTTCCAAAATCACTATTTAACTCCATATTCTTTAATAAATTTTCCCCTATAATTGATGAGAAGATTATCTTTTCTTTACGTGTCAATTTATTATTGAATTTCATATCAAGAAATTTATTTTTGCCTTCTATCACTATTGTTGCCTCATTTAATGTAGTTTCCCTAATATCTTTATCAATGTAAGGTGTTATATCAATTTTTGGCATATTACATACCTCCTAACAATTGGCCTTCTCAAACATGCTTATCTGCTTGTCTGCCTTTTTCAACATACTAAAATCACTTTCATCAAATCCATCAAGTAAATTTGGAACTGAACTCTTTGTCGTTTCCCATCCATACCCTAATGTGCCTATTACCTCTTTCCATCCTTTCACATCAGGCTCCACAAGGCTATCACCGTCTATCCTTTTCAAGCAGCTGTATATAAGTGCTATGATCTGTTCATTGGATATTCTCTCCATCCAGAACTCCCTACTTTCTATGATGAATCTATATCCTGCAATTATTGTTAACTGCTTCGGAGCTTTCTTTATCCACATTACCTCATCATTCCTATTAAGTTCATCACCCACATAATCCGTATCCTCAATAAACAATATCCTATTTACATTTATGTTATTAAAACCTGCTACTTTTTCCATGAACCTATTTTTGATTTTCTGAGCTATAGGTTGGTAAAATTCATTCTTAATCCAGTGTTTCGTATCATACTTGCCGTTATTCAAATTGAGTATTTTTCTTATCTGTCCACTCCCAGTGGATTCCACATACTGCAGGTTATATCCAACACAGTCAATCTCTTGAGCCTTCCCAGACTTATCATCAATGATTTTTATTTTTGGCATAATTTCTTACTCTCCCTTCTCTTTTTCTTGAGCTCTTTAAAATCGATCCATCCACTTTCGCTATACTTGAGGCTTCTTGAAATCCACCTGAAGTCCATATCTGGATGGAGATGTTTAAGCATCTTAAATTTGAGCTCTCCTTGTGGTGTACTGTCTCCTTTGACATCAACATAGGTCTCTGTACCATCAAGGTTATATATTAAAAAATCCAATGCATATGTGGCTGGCCTTTCCTTTTTGCCTTTATACTCAAAAGCTGGTATTAGCGTGAACTTAGGCTGTAATTCAAAGTTTTCTATTTCACCTTTTGCTTTTTTCTTTTTGAGATACACATAATACTTGGCTTCATCCTTGGAATCAAAGGTTATACCGTCAACAACTATTTTCTTGGCGTTGTATTTACTTCTCACATAACCACATCCTTTAGTTCTCTAAGTTCTGCAATAAAATCATCAATATCCTTGAAATCTATCGGTATAGCATTAACAGCAGACTTCTGTCTCAGGAGGAATCCTCCGCCTTGTATTTCATAACTCATTGTCTTACCCTGCAACAGTACTATTTTTAGCAGTTTCTTAGGCTTTGGTTTTTCATAAACAGCTGTGGGTCCTTTAGGTTCTTTTACTTCTTTAACTTCAAGCACTCTATCCTTCTCCTTAACATATATAGAATTGAGTTTACCCTTCTCAGCCAGTTCATCTATCCTGAATTTAGCTGTATGAGGTTCAATTTTGAATTTATCTGCAACAGCCTTAATCAAAATATCTTCATCCGTGTTACTGCTAAATTTTTGCCTTTTCAATTCATCAATTATCATTTCATCAGTTAGTGGTTTTTTATTTTCATGCTTGCACCCGGCACTTGGATTATGATTAACCACTTTTATGTCACCTTTTAAATACTCTTTTTTCCAGTTGTAATAATACATCTGAGCTGTATTTTTAGTTGTTCCAAACTCTTTCATTACTCCAAATACAAGATCATCTTTGCTTTTATCATCATACTTACTGAAATACTCAAAGCATTTTTCTTTATTGCTAATTTCGCCCATTTTGATCCACCTACTTTCTTAATTCACTAAATTACTCATACAATGCCCTTAAACGAATTTTAATTTACTGGACAAGTATTTATACTCTTGTGCTATTTAAATTAAAATTTACCCTGTTTTGGACTTAATTTTTGATATTTCATCATGTTGTCCAACCATTCAATATTTCTCTCAACATTTTGGTTTTCTCTAAGCCCTTTTTTATTCGTATACTTGAAAATGTGTTTTCAATTGGCTGGCACATCTCATGTATCAATCTATCTGCGGTTCTGCCTACATCTGTACCGCAGTCTTTGTCATATCTTCTCTTGAGCTGGCTCATTGTCAGATTTGAGGTAATCATGAGAGGCTTCTTTTTTCTGCATCTTGAATCCAATATCTGATACATGGTAGCTCTGGACCAGTCTGTATTATTTTCAACTCCCATATCGTCAATGATCACCAGGTCTGCGTTATCCAAGCAATTTAGTATACTCTGAACTCCTTCATCACCATAGCTTCCAAAACTGTTTTTTATTCTCTCTAAAATCCCGATAGCTGAAACACATACCACGGGGATAAACTGTTTTATAAGTGCATTGGCAATACAGCCTGATAAAAACGTCTTTCCATTTCCCGGATTACCATAGACAAGCAGTCCTAAATTCTCTTTTAAAGCCTTTTTCTTGAAAGATCTTACGTATTTTATACCTAGGTCATACATCTTCTCATTGCCCAAGGTATGGTCCCAATTTTCAAAGGTAAACTCCTTAAATTCCCTGGTCATAAGGCTGTTATTAAATATCTGCTTAAGCCTGGTCTGCTTTTCTCTGGCCTTGGATATTCTCTCGCTTTGTTCAAGAGCTTTTCTCTTGCATTTGCACATTCTTGGAACTATATAGTTTTTCCCAAGCATCCTGATTATTTTTCCTGTAGGTTCACCGCAAACATGGCAGTTTTCAAGTGTTGGCCTAGAAGTGGAAACCAATGCCGGAGCTATCGATTCCGTATTCTGTAGTCTGTTTTGAGTTTTTAACATTGCCTTTACCCCCTTTTTTCTTGATATTCTCGCACTTCCAAAGATCTCTTATAATGCCTGTGCAGTACCTAAAGCTGTTGATTTTATCCGAATCGGCATCTGGCTTAAAATCACTAAACGCTTTATCTATACCCTTCAGGACTATGTCGAGGGACGGCACCTCTGCACATATCTTCTGGGCAGCCTCCAGTTCACGAGGCCTTAGCTGCACATCTGCTTTCCCTGATTTCTGGCAAAAATATTCTAGCGCTATTACCCAATTCTCTTTTTCTTTATTTTCTTTTTCAGTAGTAGTAATATTATTATTTTCTTTTCCTTTCTTTTCTTTTATGGCATTGCTAGCGCATTGCTTACGCATTGCCTGTGCATCACTAGCATGTTTTTTAGTATTAGTTTCATCAGTTTTTGACGTGTCTGAATCCTTGTGCCAGCGGGCGTTGGCAGCCCTTTTCGCTTTCTCAGATTTAGCATCCCTTTTGGACATCCTTTTTATCAAACTATTTGACCAAATATAGGTCCCGTCAGTCTCAAATAATTTATACTCATTTATGCATTTTTCTACATACCCATGCAATGCATCTTTGTCGCATTGCAGTTGCATTGCTAACGTAATGCATAAGTATTTATTGTTTTCAAGCTTATATTCCGGCTGTTCTCTCAATATTTCAATTATCATCCAATACCACCCGTAACCCTCTGCCCCATATTCACTTCTCATGGCAAGTATCTTTGGGTCATTCCTGGCATTATAATCATGGGAGAAGTAATATGTCTCTTTCATGATCTCATCCCCCATTTAAAAAATATTTTGCCTGTCATAACATACATATTTCCTATCTCCTTCTCCCATAGCACAATACTCCTTAACCTTATTTATCATCCATACTTTCAGCGAACGGTGTGCCTTCATACGGATCCCTATCCTTGCCTTTTTCTTCTTCATCCTCTGCTTCCATATATTCTACGTCTGTCGCATTTACTTCTGGTTCATCCGCTGCTTCTTCGTCAAATACTTCATAGTTGTCCTCATTAGTTTTAATTATTTTACTGTCACTTGTAATTGCTTCTTGCATGTCAATACTTAAAATTCCCCAGGTTGAAAGCATATTTTTAAGTACTGTTTTCCTTGCCATTGCATCAAAGTCTGTTTTCCATGGTCCGTTACCAAAACTCTTGCTGAACCTCTTGGCATGCGCTGTTACTTTTTCTTTACTCCAGTACACCATCTTTTCAAAACCATTTAAGAGCCTGAAGTATGCTGCATATCCTATTACTGCATCCGATTGTTTATTATCCAAGTCTAATTCCAATTCTTCTGTGAGAGGGTTGAAGCTTTTAAGCTGTCCTTCATATATCTCTGTTACATTGAGCTTTTTATATTGTGCTGACCTCTGAGCCATCTGAATAAATCCCCTGTATCCAACTTGAAACTGTGCTTCCAGCTTTCCATGATTTTTAAATGGTATTATCCATGCAAATCCCAAGTTAGGATCTATGGGAAGTTTCAAGGAGGCGGCCTTTAAGGCACTCCCCAAAACTGTCATATTGTCACAACCCTTTAATTTCTCCTGTTTCAAGTTAAGTAAGCTGGTTATAAATCCATTGGCCTGTTTGTCGAGCATGTCCTCAAATCTTTTCTTTATACTTGCAGAATAAACAAGTGCCTTGAATGGATCCTTGGGTAGTTTCCCTGGCTCCTTTTTTGTAAGTTCCTTTTTTAAGCTCTGACTTGTAGCCATATTACTCATCCTCCCCTTCAAAATCTTCTTTAAATTTACACATTATTTTGTCTTTATCATTGTCATAATAAATTGAATCTATAAAATACCCGCAGTCACCTGGATCATACATTTTAAAGTCATTTTTATTCATAGCTGCCAGCTGGGCATTAAAACTATTTATAAGTGCTGTAAATGCCGGATTTGCCATTACGCTTTTACCTCCTTGATATTAAATTTTCTGTATGAGCTTGCATTTAAATACTGTTTAAATAGCTCAGGATACTCCGCCTTGAACCTTTTGCTGTCAAACCTATTGGAGGTTATGCTCTTCCAATTAATCTCGTAATCAGGAGCATATCCTATTTCAGCCTCACCCATTTCAAACTTTATATTGTTCTCAATTTCCTTGGCCTGAAGCTCCAAGGATTTTATAGTGTTTTTAATTTCGAAGTAATCTTTAATTTTGTCTTTGTATTCAGATTTTAGATTTACAACCGTCCCTGGAGTTGAGTCCTTGAATCTTTCCTTTAAATACCTCTCTGCAGCATCAGATCCATCCAACTTGGGCGGCACTCTTTTAAGTACGTTGTTCTCCCAGAAGTCTTTTTCTTTGGCCACAATAAGATTTATTAACTCATCATCCCTTGCTATTTCTTTATATATAAACTTCTGCCCACCTATGAGCACAGCTATATATGCCTTTTCATCACCTGTAACAGCCAGATAGTGCATAACCTGCGCAAGATAACTTGCGGGTATCTCTTCGCTATCCCAGCTGCTTGACAAGAATATATTTGCTGTTTTACATTCAAGCAGTGCTTTTTCGCCCACTATTTCCCTATCCAAATTGGCAGTCATAAATGGATGCTCAATGCTTTGAAGTATTGCATTTCTCCTTCTAACCCTTTTACCTGTTTTCTCTGAAAATCTCCTTGCAACATTGGGTTCCAGTATAGTTCCCCAATAAGCAGCCTCACTCTGTTCATCATTTTTGACTACCTCATGGGTTTTATCTATATAAACATCAAGTGGTGATTTATAATTGTTTATCCCAAGTATTGCTCCTGCATCAGAACCGCCGATACCCTGCTGGCGGCTTTTCAACCATTCAATTTCTGTCATATCTTTTGTTTTAGCCAATACCTTGTACAAATTTAATACCTCCCCATATTTGATTTTTCTCCCATTCTTTAGTAGAATGAGAATAACGATTTATTATTTTTGAACCCTCTGCAAAGGGTTTTCTTTTTATACATATTTAAGAAATTCCTTGAGTTCCATGTCTGTCAAATCCTCTACGTTCTTGAATGTCTCTCCAGTATCCGGATTATAAAGCTGACCCTCGTTGTCCATCTTGCAGTTTCTGACAAACTCTATGGCTTCTTTAGTATCTAAATTCCTATCCTGTACAAGCTGCACCACTTTATCTGCTTTCTTTCTAACGGATTCCATTCACTCACCTTCCTTTAAAACCTGAAAACTTTCAGCATTTTTGTATTTTCCATTTTCTTTTACAATAAGAGGTGCATAATAACTGTCCTTATTCCCCGGATAGCTTATTAACGCTATAGCTCCCTTGTAAAATCTATGGACATTACACAGCTTTTTTCTTTTCCCCTGCAATGCCTGACACAGTATTTCCATTTTGTTGCATCCTTTCAAATCACATTTGCCAGAAATATAATAACTGGTATCAAAATAACTATAGTCAGTTCATTTTCCACATCATTTTCTCTTTTATATCTAACTGTGTTGTATATAGCTAATACAATTATTGCTAATAAACTATAAACTCCTAAAACCTCAGCTCCTAGATGTGTCATGGTTTCCCTCCTTCATTTTCTGAACTATCAGCTTATCAAGTTTCTGGCTGATTTCTAGTGTTCTTTCATCCCGCAGACCGTATAAAGCAACACACTCATTCAATTTTTTCTTTAATTCCTCCATATTAAGCTCCTACTCTCATCTCCCTTTTCTTCCTGAATTTTCTAAGCCTCATACGAATAGCTTCTGCTGAAACTCCATACATACTACCGATTTTTTCATATGACATTCCTTCGTCTCTTAATTCCTGCATTTCAAATAATTCAGTATCATTTGGAACATATCGCTTTTTCTTTGTTCTCTTGCTTTTGTGTAATGCCACAAATGCCTGCTCGACTGTAACTGGAACCTGTGTTGCTATAAAAAGCGCATACCAATTCTCTTCCATGCTTCTCCCTCCTAGTACCAATCTCCATTCCCCAGCACATGCAGCCAGTCACCGTCATTCAGTACAACTTTTAGATATCCATCAGCTCTTTGCACTTTTATAGGTGCATGCTTTTCTGGTTCTTCCCACATGCTGTAGAAGTTCTTGCAAAAACTATCAAAGACTTGTTTCTCTGTATCAGCCAACTTGCCGTAGCCTTTTACTTTCTCCGGGATAAACATTTAATCATCTCCCTTTATAAACCACTTGCCGTATAGAAGTTCTTGAAGTGAAACGGGGTCTGCACTCTTGCGGGTATCACATATTTTTGAAAATGCCGATCCGTCATTGACTACATGGTATTCAGCTGTGAAGTCTCCTAGTTCACATATAATTGTTTTTCCATCTTCAGATGCCTTAAGAGCTTCTTTCACACTTACTGGCTCATTTACCAGCCTGAATTTGCTATTCAGTGTAAAATTTGATAATACAGGCTTTCCTTCTTCATTTGCAACATATCCATATTCACTTAAATGAAGATTGTTACCCAAAGTCATCTTGTGAGATTCCTCTCCAATGTACTTGAATTTCAAATTCGGATTCCTTCTAAATTTTTCTATCATCTGATCCAATGTGTATTCAGTCATTCTGTTCCCTCCTTATTTTTTCTTTAACTAATTTGTCATGTGCAACTAGATGAATGCATCTGTCCTTTTCCCTGGTGTCATGCTCTATCTGCCATTCAAGTGCCTTAATCTGCCTATCCAATTCTTCGCTGTCCTCTGGAATCATTACCTCTAGCACTCTTTCTCCTCCTCTCAATTTCCTTGCTTATCGCATCAAGCTTACTTTTAACCTTGTCTCCCTTTTTAAGTTCAACCCCAAGTGCAACTCTTGCCATAGTTAATGCAAATGGTGCTGCTTCTTTCAGTCCAGTTTTAAATTTTCTGCTGCTTATGGATTCTCTGTACCATAGATTCACTCAGCTTTCACTCCCTTCACTACCTCAACATTGTTAAATACCCAGTTTATAGCCCACACTGTAAATTCATCAAAAGTTGCTGGTTCATCTTCAATACCGTCAACCTGTTCTATGAATTCATCCCTTTCTCCGCCTTCCATATAAATGTCAATCCAGGGATACTTTTCATCTTTGACAAATTTAAATGCTCCCACATTTACAATCATTGCAGTACTTGTATCCACATCTAAATCAGTTGAAGTTGTCTTTATTTTCTTTGACATCTTACATTGCCACCTCCTTTAAATCTTTTTCTATAATTGGCACTATCCCATTCTCTTTAAGCAGGTTATATATAAACATCCTGCCTTTTTGTGTCCATTTTGTATTCATCTTTATATCAGGCCTGCCATCTCTATGAACAATATCTGTTGTTTGAGAATGCGTATATCCTTTTCCCTGATATTGTGAATATAAAAGCCATTGTTTACTTTGCTTGTATTGAACTTTCAAGTCATGAAGTATCTCATTCACTCTCTGCCCACTCATCCCATAATCCTTAGCTATTTGAGTTATAGTAACAAGCCCTGGATTCTTGATAATTAAGTCAGTATAATCTGCTTTCGGTTTAAGTTTCTCTATCACTTCATCTTTTTTCTTACTTTCAAGCTGGAGTCTCTCATTTTCTTCAACTTTATCAGCAAGCTGTCTAAGTGCTTCTGGATATGTGGCTGGTAAATTATATTTCCCGTTATTATCCATAACATTGAAATAAGTTTCCTCTAATTTTTCATATACATCCCAAGCTTCATCAGTATCTAAAATTTTTGCATGTCTTGCCGCTCCTCTATCTGTCCACAAAATAAGCTGTGGAGCAAATTTCAAAGGTTCCCCGATACTATCGGGTAAGCTATTTTTAAAATCCTTCAAAGCCTGTCCTTCAAGTCTTATATAATGTTTATTTTCTATAAACCTATTTCTGTTATTTGAAAAATTATCTTGAATGTTTTTCTCTGTAGCTCCATACTGTTCAGCCAAAACCCTAGTTGTCATGATTCTTTGATTTTTAAATTCAATTGGTATCAAGTTGCTCAACTTCATCCCTCCTTATAAAACTCTTCTTTCTTCTGCAACTCTCTCTAGCCATAAATCCAATTTCTTTTTACTTACTAGAAACTTAATGCCATTCCTAAAGCAAGGGAAATCAGAATTCTCAGCATGTACAAGCTCCATAATCTTGTCGCGGCCTATTCCTGAATACTCTTTGCATTCATCTATCGTCAATGTAGCCTTGTTAATTTCTTTCAAAGCTTCCTTAATGGCATCTTTGATTACTTCCTTAAAATTTTCATCTGCTCTCATTTCCATAAATAAGTTCTCCTCCCTACTTCAATTTTTTCTGAGCCCAAAGTTTTAGTGATTGTATCTTTTGCGAAAACTCATCTAATTCTTCAACTATATTTTTAAGTTCTGGTTTTTCATCCTCTGTAATAACTCTGTCTTGTACAATTTCCATTAATTTATCAGTTGTAGATCCCGAATGTTTCAGCAAAATTGATATTTGAATCGTAAGATAACTTATATCTGGCACTTCAAGATGCGGCACTGTATGTTTTCCTATAGGGCATTGCTCACAACAAAAATAGTTGTTCAATTCTGGAGCATTGTATGCATCAGACATCATCAAAACTTCCTCTGGATAAGCACAAATACTATCAAGTTCTATTCTTGCAAGCCTGGTTCTATCAATTCCGATTATTTCAGCAGCCCCTTCTCTACTATTGAGTTTGTCATTTGTGACAGCTGCTTCCATTCGTGCTTTATAATATATGTTGTCTGCTGCTTTCGTAGCTTTTCTTGCCATTTATTTCACTTCCTTTTACCGGTAGAATATAAATATAAGTTCCCATTATCTGCTAAAGGTTCTGGCATTATTTTGTAGAATTATCATCATCAAGAAAGGTGGTGATAAATTATGTCCAATATTAATTTTGATAAATTAGCAAATGAATATTTAGAAGAACTTAAGACCAAAAATCCTAATCCGGATAACGATCCATATAAAGGTCTTTCTGATGTCATTTGCCAAACAGCTGCAAAAGTTTGCGTAAGTATATTAAAAAAATACGACGAACTAAAATCTAAAGAGGAAAATTAGATTTCAATTTTTCAGAAATCACTTTAGTAATTTCTTCTATAGTTGGCTGTGCTTGAACTTGCTCTTCAAGTACAGCTATCCTTTGCTCAAGTTGTTTAATTCGTTGCTCTGCATCCATCACACGACCTCCTTTACTGGTAGAATTAGATTATGGGACTATACTACTTGTCTTTGATTATTTATACACATTTCGTGTGATTGTTTTTTAAAAAAAATTTCATCCACATTTATGTTAAACTTTTCTTTCATCTTTTTAATAAAATTAAAGCTTGGATTTCTTTGACCTAACTCAATTTTAATATAAAAGGATGATGATATTCCCAAAGCTGATGCCATATCTTTTTGACTCATATTTAGGGATTCTCTGAATTCTATTAATTTTGAATTCATAATAAGCCTCCTTTCGTCTTGTACACGTTATGTGTTGTTTATGGTTTCATATTATCACACGTATTGTGTTGTGTCAATATATATTCACACATTTTGTGTAAAATATTTTAAATTACACATTATGTGTTAAAATATAGCTATGAGGTGAGTTAAATGTTTGGAGAAAAACTGAAAAAATTAAGAACTGATAAAAATATGACTCAGCAGGAGCTTGCAAAAATTTTAAAAATTTCTTCAAGCACTATTGGGATGTATGAACAAAATAGAAGATCACCAGATATAGAGACATTAAAAAAGATAGCTCAACATTTTAATGTTTCCGTAGATTATCTATTAGATAATACTAGTACAAGAAATGCAACTGATTCTGCTGATAAAATAGCTGAATCCTTAAACGATGATCCAGAACTGTCACAGTTTTGGGATTCATTAAAAGATAGAGAAGATTTAAAATTGCTATTTAAGCAAACTAGAGATATGTCTCCCAATGATATAAAAAAAATTATTCGGATTATAAAAGCAATTGAAGATGAAGAAGATAGAAATGACGGATAAATATATATCCATACATATAAAATATATTGAGAGGGGAATTAACATGGAAGAAGATAAGGTATTTGATCTAATGACTAAAATGTATGCTGAAATGCAGCAAGATCTTAAAAGTATACACACTGAAATGCAAAATGGATTTAAAGGTGTAAATGAAAGAATAGATTCTGTAGAGGTAGAAGTTAAAAAGAATTCAGTATTGCTTGAAAAACAGGGTAAAGATATAAAATTACTGGCCGAAGGTCATAAAAGTTTATCCGAGCAAATGGATCACAAATTCACAGAAGTAAATGAAACAATAGAAAGGAACTACACTCTGCATGATAGAGCTATTAAAAATATTTCTAAAACATCAAATAAAGGTGAAAAAGCTTATGATTTCATAAAAGAATTATCCAATAAAAACTTCGGAGATTAAATGTTATGGGAGATGATGTTATGGACATATTGGATAAGCCTTTGTTAAAGGCACTTTTAAATGAGGATATACCCTTTTACGAAGTGATGAACTCCTTCAATATTAAAACCACTATACTTTTCAATATACCGTCACATATCCTTGGCTTTGTTTATTTAAGCAGGCGCGGTTATTACCACATACTACTGAATGGCTCCGTAAATTATGAAACTCAATGCAAGGTTTTCATACATGAAGTAAAACATATAACTGATGATATGCCTAAGCTTGCCTACATAATAGGATTGGACATGCAATACACATACATGGAGCTCTCTGCTGATGATATAGCTAATAAACTATATACCGTTAAGTAATTCACTCAATTTTATAATTTTGAGTTTTTATTTTTACCTACTGGAGAAAATTTTGTAATTATATGTTTATATTTCATAGATGTCTAATAATTTCATAGATCCTACTTTATTATATTGTAATATACTTTAAATAGAAGATTCATATAATACAGTTGTTTTATGAAGTAGTTAAACAGATTAAATAGTATGCAAAGTATTATAAATAAAGGTAGTGATAATATTGGAAAAATTTGATCCTGAAAAATATGATTTATCTGAATTAGGCACTATTCTAAATGAATGGATAAAAAACTCTTCTTCACACCCAGAGATAGAACAATGGCATAAAAATGGTGCCAAACCTATAGAAAGATCTAAAACTAAGGAAGATAAAGATTTCGAGAAATATAGTAAATCCTACGAGAAAGCTAGAAATTTAGAAAAATTGGGAAAAGAAAATGAAGCGCTTAATATATACCTCAATATACTAGCTAAATACAGCCCTATTGGAACAGCATATTATGAAAGACCTGCAATAATACTTGAACGTGAAAAAAAGTATATATTAGCAGCTAATATCTGCAAAAAAGCCATTAAAGCAATAAACAACCCTCATTTTCATGCAACACCAGAAGAATTTATACATAGATTAAACAGATTAAATGATAAAATAGCAAAACAAAAAATTTCTAAAATTACTGTTTTCAAAAAGAAAACTACAAATAAACCAGTCAAATCTTCTTCCAAAAATATCATTACATCAACTCAGACAAAAGAAGTTTCTACACAAAATATTAAATTTCCGGACTGGTATGTGAGTATATCTTTCGGAGAGTCTAAATCTCCAAGTTTTCCTCAGGTGTTGGCACTTGCAAAACTAGCGCCTCAATACATTGAAAATGATGTTGATAATAAAATTTTATATCAGGCCGTTTATTCAGATAGACCTAAAGAATACTTACAATTTATAAAACTATATGAGTTGATAAGCAAATGGAAATCTTGTTTTGTTATAATAAATGGGAATGTTATGGACAGAAAAATAATTGGTGGATTAAATTATTGTTATGGCGATAAATGCAGATCAGGTAATCCTGACTTTTGTTTTGGCGCTAGTGAAATGACAGCAAATCCTTTTGGATGCCATAGACTCCAGATAAGCGCTTATAATAACCCCTGGTGGTCTATGGGTAATTTTGTAACTCCGACCATATGGCGTGTTGATAAGCAAGCTATATTAAAGAGAATCGAAACTTATTCATTGCCATATATTATGTGTCCTTCATTTTCTATTAAAAATATTAGAGCAGTTGTTAAATCTCTACCTGATGAAATAAATTTAAGTAAAAATAGAAATTGGGAAAAAACATATAACGGAATTCAGCCAAAAAATTTTTATAACGCAGGTACTATAACAATTAATTTAGCTCAAAATAACACAAGCGAAAAATCTACGTCTGATAAAAAGAATGTTGGATTTTTCTCAAAACTAAAGTCAATATTTAAAAAGGATCCTTAAAAATTAATTAAGTATAAATCCACCAAATCCAGATTATACTAAATTATAGAAAGGAATGAATATAATGTCCGATACTGATAAAATATTAAAACAAATTTTAAAAGGTCAGGAACAATTTCAAAAATCTCAGGAGAAAATGCAAGAAGATATAAGTTTAATCAAAACCCAGCAGAAAGAGCATGGTGAAATATTATCCTCACTTAAATCTGCTTCTGAATTTCATAAAGCTGACATTGACAATTTAACGCACCAGGTCGCAGAG